TATAATCCTAATGGAAGTGTGGGGTCAATAACTGTAAGTGGTTCTGCAACAGCATTTAATACATCTAGTGATTACAGATTAAAAGAAAATGTAACATATGACTTTGATGCAACAACAAGATTAAAACAACTTAAACCTGCAAGATTTAACTTTATAGCAGATGCAGATACGACAGTAGATGGTTTCTTAGCACATGAAGTACAATCAGTCGTACCAGAAGCAATTACTGGCACACACAATGAAGTAGATGCAGATGGTAATCCAGTCTATCAAGGCATTGACCAAAGCAAACTTGTGCCACTATTAGTAAAAACAATCCAAGAATTAGAGGCAAGAATAACAACCTTAGAAGGAGCATAAAATGGCAGTAACATTTACAATATCATCAATGGATAGAGATATCACACAAAATGGAAAAGCTAATGTAGTAACGACTATTCATTGGAGAGCAAGTGAAACAGATAGTGATGGGAATAGTGGCTCATCATATGGCTCTGTAGGTGTAACATTGGGATCAGGTGCTTTTGTAGCATATGCAGATATTACAGAAGCTAATGCAATTCAATGGGCAAAAGATGCTCTTGGATCAGATCAAGTTACAGCAATAGAAACAAGTATTGCTAATCAAATAACAGAAATGAAAACACCGACAGTAGCAAGTGGAGTATCGTGGTAATGACTGAACAATCAAACGTAATCAATATTGATGGCAAAGAATACAAGCAAGAAGATTTGTCTGTAGAGCAGATAAGATTAGTAAGCAAGATTGCCAAGTATCAAAAGCAAAGCAATGATCTCAAAGATGCTTTTGAAGATGCCAATATATTACAGCAACAATATCTACAAGCATTAAAGACATCACTTAGCAATGATGAAACTACACAAGCTATGGAAAATACAAAGGTAGGATAATGCCACACTTATATGATCTCAATCCAAAATTAAAACCGAAGCCCCTGGTAAAAGAAGAAAAACCAAAGTTGGCAAAGAAAGGTAGGCCTAAAAAAGAGGTGAAAGAGTAATGTCAAAACCAACGATGACAAGTCTACAAAGTGAAATTAATAGTCTGAAAACAATCATTGAAGATTTAGGGTCTAGATTAAGAAGGTTGGAAAACGGCTTATATGCTGGGATGGGTTCAATAATTTTACTTTTGATAGGTTTGTTAGTGAGGTGAGGAGATGCTTGAAGCATTGGCATTAGCTAATGGTGCTTATGCAATAATAAAAAAAACAATAGAGAATGGTAAAGAACTTACATCTGCCGGTTCAGCCATAGCTAAATTTGTAGGTGCAGAAGATCAGCTTCAGCAAGACCTTCACAAAAGAAAAAATAGCATGTGGACCAACTTCCTCGGTAGACAAGATAATGACCTGGAAGAGTTCATGGCCTTGGAAGAGATTAGACGTAAGAAAGAAACATTGAGAGAGTTCATGCAATTATATGGCCGAGCTAATTTATATAATGACTATCTTGCTCACTGTGCAGAAGCACGAAAATTAAGAAAAGAATCTGCTATTGCAAGACAGAAAAGATCAGCAAAAATTCAGGATATAATTTTAAAAGTTGTTTTAGGTATTTTAATTACGGCTCTTATGAGTGGTGTCATTACAGTTCTTGTAGTTATTGCGAAGAAAAGAGGTCTGATATGACAGCCTTCATTCTGACATGCATGCTCGGCTCGGTATCTAGTGGGTCTATTTATTTTAAATCTGTGAACGATTGCACATACTACTCCCAGGAATTAAGTGGACAGCAATTGCAAACCGAGAACGGCACTAAAACTTACAAGTGTATTTGCAAGTTAGTTCCAAAGGTCAATCCAAAAAAAGTGAGGGTCTATTAATGAAAAATAAAAAAGAACTTACTAAACGTCAGGAAGATACGATGAAGAAACATTCAAAGCATCATACATCTAAGCATATGAGATTGATGAAATCCAAGATGCTCCAGGGAATGTCATTTGGAGATGCACATAAATTAGCACAGAAAGAAGTCGGAAAATAATGACTGATAAAAAACCATTATCAGATTGGGGCAGTGTAAAGGTAAACGACAATTCCTTTGAGTTGTCTCTGCGAATATTAGGTAATGAGTTCGTGGCAATTAAAATCGGATCAACAAACTTTAGTGGAAAACTTATAGCTGGAGGAATCTTGTTATTATTTTTTACTCTAATTTTGCTTGAAGGTTTTGGTTTAAATGAAGTGTTAAAAGGAGGTTAGAATGTTACAAGCTCTCATAGGACCAGTGACATCCCTGGTTGGAAAATTTATAGAAGATAAAGATCAGAAAAATAAATTGGCCCATGACCTAGCCACCCTTGCCAGCCGACATGCCCAGGAGCTTGCAAAGTCTCAGATAGAAACTAACAAGGAACAAGCGAAACATCCTAGTCTTTTTGTAGCCGGTGCAAGGCCAGCTATCATGTGGATATGTGCTTTAGGTTTATTCACACAATTTTTTTTATTACCAATTTCAGAATGGGCTACAGCAATATGGATGCCTGGTGTTGATCTGCCAAAATTAAACACCGAAGGACTTATGGGTTTAACTGTTTCATTATTAGGATTGGGTGGAATGAGGAGTTTTGAAAAATCAAAAGGTGTATCTAGGGAGAACATGAAAAAATGAAGAAGCCCTACCCTAAAGAAAAGTTCAAACGAAAGTTTGCCAAAGTTCCTAAGACTAAGAAAGGTGTTCCGGTTAAGTATGTAGCTGGTGCAAAGAACCCTTCAGCAAGAGAAGCTGAGATCAAGAGGACTGCCAAGTTATATAGAGAAGGTAAACTTACACCAGCCATGATGGATAGAATTAGCAAGCAAAGGAGTAAAGGATGAAGTATTCAAGTATCCCTGGAGCATCAAGGTACAGCAAATCAATATTAGATAAAGTCTACAAGAGAGGAATGGGAGCATACTATTCTTCAGGTAGTAGGCCCAAGGTGTCATCTCACGCTTGGGCTATGGGAAGAGTTCGATCTTTTGTCACTGGCAAAGGTGGAGCAAGGAAGGCAGATAAAGATTTAACATAGAGAAAGGATAAGATCATGCCAGGAAGTTATGGAAGTTACTCAAACAAACAAAAGAAAATTGCAAAGATGTCAGGCAATAAAAAGAAGATGGAAGCATCTGATTTTAAAAAGCTTAGAATGTTTAGCAAAAAGAAAAAGAAAACAGCTACTGCCTAATGGATATCGAAAAGCTTAGAGACCAACTCAGGATCGATGAGGGCTGTGTCAATTCTGTGTACCTCGATCATTTAAATATACCCTCGTGTGCCATAGGGCATATGATTACTGAATGGGATGAAGAGTATGGCAAGCCGGTTGGCACAACTATATCTGATAATCGTGTAAATGAATTGTTTGATAAGGATGTTCAGGTAACTATCGATGAGTGCAAAATTTTATTTGATGATTTTGATGAGTTGCCTGAAGAAGCCCAACAAATAATTGGCAACCTCATGTTTAATATGGGCAGACCTCGTTTATCCAAATTTTTTAAGTTTCGAGAAGCTGTTAGAAATCGTGATTGGATGAAGGCTAGTCAGGAGATGAAGCAATCTCGCTGGTACAATCAGGTAACAGCGAGAGCCGAGAGATTAATTGATAGGATGAAGGCCATCCAGGTCTAGAGCTATTGCTCTTTTACGACCAGGTAGTTTTTTAATCCATCCTCTTTCTTGCATACCTTTAAGATGAAATTGTATTGTTGATATTGCAACGATATTAAAGTGTTCAGCTATTTCCCATTGCATAGGCATCTCACCTTTTTCTTGATAGTAGTCTTTCATGAAATGAAAAATTTGATTTTGTTTTTTAGTCATTGGTATCTTGGTCTGCGACATAGTACTTCTCCATTTCCATTTCTATTTCTGATTGTTCTAAAGAATTAAGCTTGGCAATCTCATCCATATTTTTCTGTCTGAGATCGTTGAACAAAATATTTTTTTTGTCCTGGCTGTTATTGCTTTTCTCGATTTGAGATAATGTATCTACAAACTTCATGATGAAATCACTGGCATTGGCATAAACAATAGGTTCATGTGGGCCAATAAAATGCATTATGTATTTAACGTCAGTCTTAGCCTTCTCTATAGACTTAACCTTGTTTTTGATATCATCAATCACATCAGTATTCTTACTGCTATCAGTGACGTTCTTAGGCTCTTTTTTTTCAGGATAATCTTGAGCTTCCTCGGCAGTGATCAATCCTTTAATGGCATCCGGAAAAGCATCCCTAACAGCAAAGCCCCTGGCCCTGAGTTGTAACATTCTTTTAGGATAGTTTTTCCAAGGACCAGGTTTGTTAGTCAAGCCGGCTCGCTGTGCATCCTTAAATGAAAATTCAGAAGTTGTTTCCTCTACCTCACCATGCACATTTCTTTTAACCTGGCAGACAGCCTTATCTTCTTCTTCAATATATGTTTCAGTGATACCTCTAAAATCAGGATGAGCTTTGCAGACAGCTATCAATGCATCTCCCCATAGTGAAGGTCTGCCATTTATAACAGCAATGTTCTGAAGAGCTTGCATAGGAGCTAGACCGATCTCATAGCCCCACTGAATAGCCACCAGGATATTATTAGGTTTACCCTGGAAGTCTTTTGGTATGTGTGATGATGTTGCTATGAACTTTGAGAACTCCATAGCTTCAGTCATGTTGGTTGGATTTAAAGTTGGTAACGACATTTAGTTCTCCTTCTTTTCTATTTTAAATCTTCTGTAATATGAAGCTTCTTTGGCCGGCACGATCTTCTCAGGTTGTGCTTTTCTTTTGACGATAGGATGAAGTATTTTGTACTCCCCTATCTCAGCCATTTCAGCATCGTTTTGTTCCATAACAAGTTCTAATGCTTCCTGGCATTCTTGCCTGGTGGTAGTCCATTCCCTTACTTCAGCATCAGCCTTGGCCCAATCCATTGCTATACGAATGACTTCATTCTTAGTTTTTAAATGGTCCAGGTTTATGGTGTATGGTTTGCCATTATCTAATGGTGGGTAAGGCTCATCCAGGTCTACTTTCTGCCAAAACTCAGTAACCTTTTCCATAATGATATTATGAAGTTCTTGATCAGCTTTGTATGGCACTAGGTGTAGACGTTGTGATTTACCAAAGATTGCAATGATGCCCCACTTCAACCCACTGCAAAGTAATTGTGTCTGAAGCTGTATTACCTGGTCATGCCTGGGAAAGTCATCAGTGTTTGTTGTCTTTATTTCTAATGCACCCATACCAGTTAAAATCATATGGCCTTTAGTCTGAGGGTCTTGCATTGTGATCTCACCATCTATCTGCACGATAGCATCAAGAGAAGCACATAAACCCAGGTCAGGTAATCTATGACCATCAGTTACTTCATGTAACCTTACATCAACAACACCCTCACCTATCTTAGCAAGCTTATCTAATGACCAATCAATTAGTACTGGTTCAAAACGATCACCTCGTTCTTTTGCTTCTGAGTTGAAATCTGATTCAATAAAGGGTATACCTTGTTTTGCATATAAAGTTTTTTGTCTTTCTCTTTCATTGGTAGAAAATTTAGTCTGACCTAAAACTATAGCTGGAACTCTTGATGCTCCTAATTCTTTTGCATCGTCTGAATATTTAGCCATTTATCACTCCATAATTAAGAGCAAAACAAGCATTATCAATTAGACATACTACATGTAGTAGGTAATAGATGTAGACCATTGCAAAAATAGATGCTAGGATATAACCAACCACCCTCAATGCTTTTACAAAAGCTAGAGGGCTGTGCCAAAATGTAGAGAAACTAAGCCATACATCATATATATTATGCGACAAACTGTTATTATTATAACGGCCCTTGTCGCTAAGTGATTGTTTACTAACCATATTTAAACTCCTTCTCATTAATGGTTTTTCTGTACTACCTCTAGAAGTATGTGTCAAAACACCCCCTATATATAGT